CCGGGGTTCCCGGTGACGGTCGTCTCAATAATAGTCAGGTCGCCTTTGCCGGAGTAGAAGATGGAACTGCCTTCTTTGACCAGGATCGTGTACCAGAACGTCCCATTCGTGTTCAGCAGTGCCGCGGGCAGCTCAAAATGGAACAGGCCGCTTGCCGCCGTCACGCTCGTGTTCGTCCAGTTCCCGAACGCCACGGCCACGGCGCTGGTGCCATAGGAGAACACGGCCGACTTCGCCGCGATATTCGTGTAGACGCTGCCGTTCTCGTACTGATAGTAGTCCAGGTGCGGTGTCGCCGCCTGCAGCATGGTCAAGTCCTGCAAGTCCTCATCAGGATACTGCGTGTCGCCGCGCACCTTGTAGCTCTGCGCGAATGCCGTGGCGCTGCTCAGCAGCAGGCAGGCAGTGATCATCATGGTCAATGTGCGCTTCATGTTCTTCCTCGCTATGGCGTGGTGACTACAGTCACGAGCCCATTCACAATTGTCAGCTCGGTGCCCGGCAGACTCGTATCGAAAGCAGCCTGAGTCGCCCCCGTCGTCTTATCGCTCGTCACGGCATTTGCCGCGATCTTTGCTGTTGCCACCGCCAGCGCACCCAGCTTCCCCTCGGTCACAGCCAAAGCCCCGATCTTCCCTTCAGTCACAGCCAAAGCCCCGATCTTCCCCTCGGTCACTGCCAGCGCACCCAGCTTGGCCTCCACGATTCCTCCATCCTTGACCTGCAGGGCCCGGTTGCCGGTGCCGGCGATCTCAATGGTCGAGTCATCGACCGTCGGCTTGATCTTCCAGCCCCGGCCGGATTCTGTCCTGAGGATAGTGATCCCCTCGCCCTCGGTATCGTCGAGGATATAGGCCACCTTGTTCAGCCATCCATGCGGCAGCTTCTGCAGCCCGTCGCCAGCCAGAAAAGTCTTTTTTAGAGGCACTGCTCTCCTCCCTCTACGGCCACATGTTCTCTTCCATTGCCTGCGGAATCTCGTTGTATGGCAGGACCGTTTCCTCTGTCTGCAGGATGTTCCACCCACCACCGCCGATCGGTTCGCCCTTCACCGAAGTCACCAGCAGCCAGCAGACGAGAGTGTTGTCTGTAATGGCGTTATCCAGGCCGGGCGTGAAGTTGACTGTCGCCTGGTTTCCACCCGCCGTCACAGAGGCGGTCACCGTATAGATATTCTTGTCGCGACCCGGGATCACAAAGTGCCAATTCCTGCGGACCACAGCCTGCGCTTTGTAGAAGTTGTCCATGTGGGCGCTCGTGTCATTCTGCGCCGCATCAGTATCGTCAAAGAGAATGTTGTTATCGGTTGCCGCGGCCAAATGGTCGGCATGGAACTCGGGCTGAAAATTGGCCACATGCCACTTCATCGTCTCCAAATCCACCCCCGCCCACTTGAACGTCACGCTCACCCGGGTCCGCATGTAGTGTTTGGTTGCGTCGGTATCATCCGCGTGCTCTTCCTTGACCCGGGAACAATCCACTATCTCCGGATCGGTCGGCACGTCTGCCAGTGCTGTCCAGTTACGCCATGTATCAGTCATAGCCTCATCCCATGCTGATCGCCTTTTCCAGCGTCTTATCCATGCTCGCCGTGTGCTTCGCGATCTGCTTCAAGGAAGGATCCGCCTCCGTGCCCTCCCCTTTCAGCGCCTTCATAATGGTCTTGATGCGGCTCGCCTCGGCACTCGCCGCCATCGCGAGCGTTGTGCCACCATACTTATCGAACTGCTCCACGGTGTATGCCTTCCCCGTATCGACCGAGGCACTCGTGGCCGCTGCCTTTGCCACCCTCTCCCCCACGGCGATCTCGGCCGCCTCCTTCGCCTTGGCCACTGTCGAGACGTTCTCGAGCTGCTGCGCCAGGTCCGCGTCGATGTTCTCTGTGCTGAGTGCCGCGGCTTTCTCCGCAACCTCTGCGACGGCATCCTTCTTCTTCTCCTTGTCCGTCTCGGTGTTCTCGGCATCCAGGGCGCTCACCGTGTCGGCCACATCCTTGGCAGCATCCTTCTCCTCGGAGGCAAAGTATTGGGCACGGATCTTGGCCAGGCGTGCAGCTAACTTCGCATCCGCCGCATGCCACGTCTCGCCCGCCCCGATGAACGCGCTCGTCGTGTCCACGCCTCTGGTGGCGGAGCTGAAGAGCCCCTTGAGCGCCTCAGTGACCTCAGACGTCGACGGCATGGTGAACTTGACCTTGAAAGGATGCTTGAGCTTCTCCGTGAGAGCCGAGACCAAATTGTTCACATACGTGAACTCGGCGACCACAAGGTTGGCAAAGTTGCCGATCACCTTGCCGAGGTATCTGAACGGCGCCGATCCCGCTTGGTAAAGGCCCCCGAAGAACCCTTTGACAAAAGCCCAAGCCTTCGTGAAGATCGCCGCGAAGTTTGCACCGAAGAGCTGCACGTCCATGGTGAGCTTGTTGAGCCCACCCGACTTGGCCCATTCCTTGAACTTCGTCGTCAGCGCCTTGACCTTAGTGGTGAGGCTGCTGACGATATCGCCGAGCGAGGCGCTCTCCATGATCGCCTTGCCGATCGCGATCCGGCCATCCTTGACCGCGCTCTGCAGGCCGCGCATCTGGTTTGTGAAGCTACCGCTGGTGCGCTCGGCGTCGCCCTGGGCGTCGGTGGTGCCCTTCATGATCAGGGAATACCGAGCCTGAACCTTTGCCGCGTCGCTCACGCTCTTTGTGCTGTCTGCCAGCCCGAGGTTGACGGCTTCCTGCTTGACGCTCGTCTCGGTGAGGATCACCCCATACTTGCGCATGGTCTCGTGATTGCCGACCATCGCGCTCTGCAGGTCGCGCAGCACATCGCTCTCGGCCACATTGTTGAAGCTGGAGAGGTCGACGGTGAGCTTCGTCAACTGCTTGCTCAGGTCGAGCGATTTCTCCCGGGTGAAGCCCAGGGGCACAAACGTATCCTGCAGCGTGGACATCCAGCCCTGGATGGCTGTCTTGTTGCGGTTGACGGCAGCGCCGAACTCCCCGGCCCACGTTTCAGCCTCACTTGTGAGGTTCTTGAAGACGGCCGCGAACTTGCTCTCGGTCTCCTCGGCGTCGGCCGCCCCCTTCACAAACCAGGCACCGGCGCCGGCCAGCGAGACCGCCAGCGCAGCGGCGCCCTTCGCAAGGCGCTTGAACACATTGAAGCTCGCACGGCCGAACTTGCGGATCCCCACACCAGCGGCGCTCAGCGCCTTCTGAGTCAGGTTCTTGGCACGGATTGAGATGGTCAGTTCTTCGCCGGCCATTACATCACCATCCGAATCGTCCTGTATCGCCACGGGTAGTGGCAGTTTGCCCCGGCCTTAATGATGGCAGCGACTCCCTGCCGGAATTCATAGAAGGCCCGCGTCGCCGGGTCCTCAGGGTCGGGCGCATCGCCGGACATCCTTGAGCGTTTGTTGTGCAGGGCAATCAGGTTCAGGCACTCGGACTGGTCTTCTCCCCAACGCCAGAAGGTCGGCGGCTGACCGTAGACCTCGCACAACCCCGCGACGAACTCCTCCACTTCCACGCCGTGGCCTTTGTTCTCCTGGTCACCCTCCTGCATCGGCACATCGATCAGCTCCGCGACGGCCTCTGTCACCTCTGCAAGCGTCGCGCCGATCGTGCGTTTCCATCTATGAACAGCCGCCTTGATGGCGCGATAGGTGGTGAGCGGTTCAAAGACCTTGGGTTGGCGGCTGTGCGCCAGCGCGAAGGCAAGCACGAAGATCCCGAGGCGGCTCTCACCGAACAAAGGAAACCCGACCTCGCTGTACCACTGCCCCGCGCCTATGGTAAACGGCCACAGGAGGAGGTTGCCGCAACGCACAGGCAGCCCTGCCGCACGAATGCGGTCAGCGCCGAAAGGTCGATCCACTCGCTTCGCAAGCCTGTGCAGCCAGAGCACATCCTCAACGGCGGCCGGATAGCCCCGGCCCTCAAGCTCCTTAACGGCGGCGGCGGCGAGAGGATGCAGGTCTTCTCTTTGGAACACCATCCTCGCCCTTCTGCTTTTCAGCGTCGGCAGGCTTCCCAAACTGCGCCTGCCATTCGGGTGTTTTTCTCTTGTCCATCGTCCTCCTCCTGCGACGGCCTCAGGTCATCCCGGCTCAGGTATCGCGACTGACAGGCTTCTCGTAGGCATAGGAAGTTGTGTCAAAGTCGGCATTGCCGTCTCCCCCCACCTTGCTCGTCAGATACCAGCCCGTGTCCGTTAGAGTAGGTGTTCCCACAAACTCCATCGAGAGTCGCTCCATGCCGCCGATAGTCGCGCCGGCTATATGATCATCCTGCCCGTCGGCCGCGTCGATGTGCTCTGCCTCAAGCCCGTAATTCTCGCTCTGCGGGGCGCTCGAACCGTCAGTGTCCGTGTTCGTCAGCAAGGCAGGACACCCGAAGCCGGACGCCGGCCCGCTCAGGACATCGATGCTCGGGCTGAAGATGTTCCCGTTCGTGTCATGCGTGTTCGAGTCGTGCTTATGGCCCGTCACCGTCACCGTGGGCCAATCTGTCAGGCTGTAGGCCACCCCGACCGCTGTCACCATATAGCCGTTCTTGAGTTGCCCTGGTCGAGGGAGAGTCTGGTTCCCTGCGTCGGTCGTGGCATACAGAGCATTCGTGCTGTTGTACTTGTAGGGGCATGACACGTTGTTCATGCCGCCGTGCGCCTTTGAAGCGATCACATCCCCCGTCGCCCCTTTCGCGTGCGAGACGCTCTGCGTGTCATCGTCGCTGCTCGTCTGAGCGTGGTAGTTCCCGGCCAAAGCGAATATGTCCGTTGCGGCCGGACCGCCGATTGCTATCTCAGCCATTTTACGTCTCCTTCTTGAGTTGCTCTCTGACTTGATGCGAAGGCACCGGGCCCTCGCCGTGCTTCTCCTCTGCGCCATCTGCTGCCGCGGTGATCTCGCTCCCTATCTGCATCTTCATTTGCTGCAGACCCTTCTCCGTATCCTGCTCGCTCATGAACGCCAGGGCCGTGCCGCTCGGCTCCACCCCCATCGTCCTGGCGGTGCTCCACCAGTAGACCCACGAGGTCCTCTGCCGCCAATGAAGCTCATCCGTCATATCGATCCCCCACGATCTGATGTGCGTCACGCCTTCATAAAGCGCCAGCATCAGCAGGAGTGAGGGGGATCCCAGGAAGTAGTTGCTGCCGAAGAACTCGAACACCTGCCGGAACGGATAGGCCCGAGACCTTGCCACGCGAGGAGTGCGGTCCCTCATGTAGACGGGACAACCGCGGGTGTTCAGCATCGTCAACGCGTCGTTGCCGTGAGGGTCAGAATAGCCCGTCTCAAGCTCCTGCGGAGAGTGCAGCGCGAACCAGCGGTCAGCCTGGAACTCTGTTCCAAGCGCACACCAGCCATTATTCATCGTCCAGATTTCGCCGATGCAGTTCTCTCTCAGCTTCGCCGGCGAGCCAAACTGCCGCATGGTGTCGCCAAAACCCAGGATCGTGATTGCTCTTGCCATCAGGGCGCCTCCACTCTCTGCAGCATCACCTCCAGGGCGATCGTCACCTTCCATACCCGCATCTCGCCACCGTCAGTTTGATCGTTCGCACGCGTCAGCACGCCCCGCTCGATGCTCGGCTCCTGAGCCGGTTTGCAGCGATAGACCCCCGCCAGCGAGCCCTCGGGCAATGGGATCGCATCCATCATCTTTCCCGCAATCGACATCGCATCCTTGCGCTCCGTGTAATACCCCTCCCACAGCGCACTGAGCTGCCGGACCCCGAAGCCGCCCGCCGTCGCGATATTGCTGTCGTAGTCCAGCGGTACGCCGCCGCCTGTCAGCGCAAACACCCACATGCCCCGCTCACTCTCGTATTCAAAGTCGACCGGGATCTCCCCCAGAAAAGCACTCTTGTCCAGATCGCCGCCCAGGATGCTCCTGAACCACCCGAAAAGCGTCGTCTCCGCGTGCTGCCACGACTGCGCCCAACTACTCATAGCTGCCCCTTGTTGAACCGCGTCGCGATCTCATCGGCTCGTTTCCGCATCGACCCCTTCATGTCCTTGATACGCAGCTTCCGCAGCGGCTCCAGCCACGAGCCATAGCGCTGCGCCGCGTACGGCACCCGGTTCGTCGCCGTCACCGCGCCGCCCCAGACATTCATCCCGCTCACATCGGCCGAGCCTGCCACCAGCGGCCGCGCCTTGCGGACCCAGCCGGGAACCTTCACGGTCGCCCCCGTAACTCTACCGAGCTGCTCCGCCGCATCGAGCCATCCAGCCTTGAGCTTGCCGACCCGCTGTTTCTGCGACTTCCGGAATTTGGTGAGCACCTGCTTCCTCACGTGCAGCTTCCTAATCGATTTCCAGCGGCCGATGGTGATATCCCACGACCCAGCCATTGAGACCCTGCCGTTCTTGCCCCTGTGCCGATCATTCCATCTTTCCATCTGCGCCTGGGATGCATCCGGCTTGAATACATCAGCGTCCACCAGCCACACCGCCCCTGTCTTGCTTTGGAATCTGCGCTTCCCGCCCAGCATCCCATCGTCAACCCGAAACTCCCTCACCCATGCGATCTCCTGCGGCCCCATCGGCAGGAAGATCCTGCTGAGGCCGGACATCACCACATTCACCCCGTGCTTCTTGATTTTCGGCACAGTCACCTTCGCCGACATCAGCGACTGCACCCACAGCCGGAGCTGATCCGCGCACACGAACTTCATGGAGACTCCCGTCTCCTTCGCAAACTTCGAGAGCGCCTTCTCCACCGCCGCCTCCCCCTGCAGTTTGAGATCGAACTCCCCCGGCATCGTCAAATCCTCTTGAGCTGGAAAGTCACCCCGCCGGGATCCACCGTGCGCTCCTCGATGTGATACTTCACCGCCGAGAGCCCCAGCCCCGAGCAGGTCACCGTCACCGTCTTCCGGATGGCCGGAGGCGTAGAATCGGTCCAGCCGTCGCGCCGCGTCACCCCCTCCAGCTCCTGCTCGTTAAGGATCCCCTCCTCGGCCACCTCATCCCTGCGCGTCACAGCGCCGAAGGTCGCCTCCACGTCCTCATCTGCCCCACAGCTCATCGTCCCAGGCAGATCAGAGCGCATCTCGTCCAGATCGCGCGCCATCATCGCCGCCGTCAGCGTCATCCTTGTTGCCTCCGCCAAACCTTCAGTCCAGAGCTGCGAGTCCGGGTATGTTCCGCCGACCTAGCGGGTTCCTGACGCTCCAGGCGGCGGAGCATACCCGGCCTCGCAGCCACCGCCTCTTAAAGCCCTAAGCCTTCTTCTTCGCCGGAGCCTTCTTCGCCGGAGCCTTCTTCGCCGGAGCCTCTTTTGCCGCCACCTTGAACCGCTTCACAGATTGCGGCACCCAGGAGGCCAATACAGTCCCCGCCGTCACCTCGTTACCGTCCAGATTCCCGGTCTCCCGCACCTTCTTTGCCAGGGCAAGCAACGGCACAAGCGACTCAGCCGCTTTCGCCACCAGCTTCCCGTCCTTCAGCCGCGCAATAAGGACTGCTGCTTTCATCTCTCTCTTCCTCCCTCTCCCAACCACCGGCGTCTCGACCCCGCAACCGCAGCCAAAGCTCCGGCCAGGGACGTGTTCCGCCGGCCTAGCTGGTTCTGAGCAGCTCCAGCCAAGGAATACGTCCCTGGCCGGAGCTGCTTTGAATCTTCAGCCTTCAGCCTACGCGCTCACCAGCCGCACAACCGCGTCCTGCCCCTTCTTCACCCCGTACAGAACCGCGCACTCGCCAGCCAGCGTACCGCCGCCATCAGCCGTCGCCGTATAGAGCACCGAGAGCCCGCTCTCCGGATCCACGATGTTCCGGCGCTCGAAGATGTTCCCATCCCCCGCGCTCATCAGCTCAGCCACAGGCGCCGAACCCACGAGCAGAGCCGCCTGCCCGATCACCGCGCCACCCAGGTTCTCCGAATTCGACGGCAGCGCACCGTATCCCCAGGTATTCATCCCTATGAGCTGCGGCAGAATCCCGCTTTGAATGAAGTTCGTGCCGTTCGCCGTAGCGAAGATCAGCCCCAGGTTGCTCTCCCCCAGGAGCGCAGCGGAATAAGCCGAGTTCAGACCGAGCGAGCGCACGCGCTGCCTAATCTTGCCCTCCGCCTTCTCCCACAGCTCCGCCAGGTCCGCTTGGCCGAAGTCCGCCGCCGTGCAGACCACTTTGTCCGATGCCGTGTCCGCGAAGTTCGCCGCTGTGATCAGCGCCAGGGCAGCGTCAATCACCTGCTTCGCACACGCATAGACGGCGCCGGCCGCCTTGTCTGCCCAATAGTTCGCGAACACACCGGGACTCATCTCACCTTCCTTCGCGTCCCAACCCGCGCCCTCAAACGTGTCAAGCGTCACCTGCGTCCCTGCCAGCGTGCCGCCGGCCGTCACCATCGTGCCCGCCGTCTTCGTCGCAACAGTCGGGTCCGTGGCGATAGGCACATACACTGAGTCGTCCTTGATCTTCTCTTTGGAATCCACACCGAATGAGAACGTCCTCAGCAGCGGCAGCACATACCGCAGAGCCGCCACCACGCGCTCGTCTACCAGCGCCTCGTTGATACTCGATATATTAGAAGCCATCTTCCTCTTCCTCCCTGTCCTCTTCTGTTCTGTTCTGTCTCCCTTGCCTTGCCTGCCCCAGTCGCGGAGCAGATCGCTTCAACCGCAACCTACAGCCCGAGCACCTCCGCGTGCTCCTTGCGGAACGCCTTGCGCTCCTTCGCGTCCTCGATCTTCTTGTACGCCGCCAGCGCTTCCGCCTTCGTCAGAGGCTCCTCGGCCGCAGCCGTGCCACCCTCGTCCGTCCCCGCCGGCATGCCCGCCACTGCCGCCTCCGCAAACGCCGGATTCGCGAGCCCCTTCCGGGCCTTCTCCAGCTCAGCCTTCGTCGCCGTGTGCGCTTCCTGCTCCGTCTTCAGCGCATCCTCCGCCGCCTTGAGCACCTCCGGAGCCTTCGCCAGCTCCTCCTGGGCCGTCTTGAGGTCCGCCTGAACCGCATCGCGCTCACCCTGCATCGACTCCAGCGCCTTCGCGTGCTCCGCCTCCTTGGCCTCGAGCGTCTTACCGCTCTGCTCCACCTCGGCCTCAAGCTCCGCAATGCGGGACTGGGCCTCCTCAAGCTGCTTTACAACCGTCGTCATTCACTTTCCTCCTTGCTCTGCCAATTTTCTCTAATCTCCCAGCCTCTCTGCCTGAAGGCACCGCCCCTATCTTTTGACCGGGTCGAAGAAGATCTTCACGCTGAACGCCGCATTCGCAGGCACACCGTTCGTCACCAGCACCTTCAGGTTCCCCCCGAGCATCGCCCGGTCATAGGAAGCCATAAGCACAGTCGTCGCGGCATTACTCGAAGCTCCCGACACCGCCCCCGCCAGGTCTGTCCCCGTGTTGCCCGTGCCGATGAACCGCGGCCGGATCACCTTCGCCACGTTCGCGTTCGCCACAGCGTAGACATACTGGTCTATCGGGGTCGTCCCCGTGAACGTCGCCACCATCACGTCCGTCGTCGCCCCCGACGTGTTCACGATCTCCACCTTGTCCAGCCAGCCCGAGACAGGCAGTGCCGCCGAGGTCAGCACCTGCGTCGTCGTCAGCGCCACCGAGTACGTGTACGAATCGGCGCACGCCACCCATCCCAGAACCAGCACACACAAGCACACCGCAATTCCCAATACCATCCTCATCTCCTACCCCTCCATTCCGCGAATTCTCGCCAGCCGAGCAGCGTCGCGGATCGCCGTCTCGGCATCTGTCACACTATCGATCAGCCCATACACCAGGGCTTCCTCCACTCCGAACGATTGTCCCTGCATCGCCTCATCCGGGACCTGTCCGCCACGGCCCCGGGCCACCGCCGCCTTGAACTTGGCCGCCACATCGTCGACGATCCCCTGCAGCATCTCCCGCTGCTCATCGCTCAAGCTCGTCCCCGGATACCCCATCCCCTTGAATCGGCCGCTCTTGAACAGCTCCGTCTTGAATCCCTGCATCTCCTCCCACCGCTGCGAGTCCAGAAGCGCAATGTAAACGCCCACGCTCCCCACATCCGCGCTCTCTGTCGCATAGACGGCATCCGTCTGACTCGCCAGCCAGTAAGCCGCCGAATCCATCAGCCCGTCAGCAAACGCGATCACAGGCTTCGCCTCCCTTGCCCAGGCAATCGCGCGAGCCGCCTCCGGCACCCCCATCACCAGCCCGCCCGGAGAATCGAAAAGCAGCGTGATTGCATCCACCTGCTCGTCTTCTGCCGCCGTGCGCACAAGCCGCTCGAACACGTCGATCGAGGTCACGCCGCTGGAATACAGAGACCTGGAGAACTTCCTGCCGATCACTCCCTCCACGGGAATCACGGCAACATCGCCGAGCTTCTTCGGCCTCCCGCGTGGATCGTCCTCATCCAACTCCTCTACCTCCACCACAGCATAGTCACGCTTCGCCGGCTTCGCCTTCATCGCCGCCGCCACCTCGTGCTGGGCCGCCTCGATGTCGCCACCCGCCGCATGCTTGCCCGCAATATCGCAGAGCGTCTTGTGCATCTGCGGCGTAATCAGCCACGGCTCGCAGTAGAGCGCCGTCAGGACCCGCACCAGCTTGTTCGCACTAGGCATTCTCACGCCCCTCCTCCCGCGCCGAACCTGCGCCGACCTCTGTTTTCGCCCGCGAATCCGTCTGACCCGGAATCTGCGCCTTGATCAACGTCCCCGCCGGCAGCTTGAACTCCTTCTCAATCTCATCCGCCAGCTTCAGGTTCGCCGCCTTCTCCCGCAAAGCATCCTCCAGATCCCGCCCGCGCCGCTTCGACGCCGCCGACAGCGGCCCCAGCCCGATCTGCCACTCCAGCACGTCCGCCTGATTTGCCTCCTGGCGGTCCGCCCACGGCTCCTCCGGCGGCTGCCACTCCACCCGGAACCATTGGCTCACCCCCTTCTCATTCCGGGGCGCCGGAGCCAGGTCGCCCCCCGGCTTCATCGCCTTCGCCGTCCGCCAATTCCAGAGCCGCTGATTCATATTCCACTGGCTCGTGCTCAGCCACTTCTGCCAGTTCCGCATTGTCTTATTCACCAGCAGCAGCACCGCCTTCATCCGGCTATAGTCCGCCGTCGAAAAATCCAGCGTAAAGAACTCATACGGCACATCCAGCGCCGCCGCCGCCAGGAGCAGCTCCAGCTTGATATATGGGATATGGTTCTTGCCCGGCGTGGGCGAAACGTGCATCGCCAGATCTTCGCCCGTGAACAGCTCAAGGATCTGGCCCCAATCGAACTTGAACGTCTGTCGGCTGCCCACAGTCGGAGAGGTCGTCCCCCTGGGCATCGAATTCAGCCCCTGGCCGCCCTGCTTCTTCAGCGCCGCAATGATCATGCTCTGCACCTTCGCCGTGTTCAGCGTGTGCGTGTTCATCTCGTGGATGTCCTGCATCACCGGGATCACCGGCGCCAGGTCCGGGATCTCTCGCACCTGGTCCGGGCGCCATGGCGGCCGGATCACCGCCACCATGTTCTCCCGCTTCACAAATCGCTCCGCATGCTTCCCGCCGAATCCCCCGTTCGAGTCCCGCGCATGCACCTGGTATCCCAGGACCACCCCGCTCCCCCGATGCACCCGCACGCCATCCGTGAACGCCTTCACCGACGTTGGATTCTTCGGGTTCCGGATCCGCTCACACTCGATCGGCCGCACCTGCCCGTTCTTCAGCAGCTCCAGGTACAGCCCTCCGTGCACCGGCCGCAGCGCCACTGCCTGCCACTGCAGGTCCCAGAGCGTCGCCCGGCCCCGCACATCGCAGACCTTTGACCATTCCGCCCACCACTGCTCCGCCGCCTTGTTCCAGACCCGGTCCTTCGTCTTCGCCTGCGGCAGGATCCCCGTCCCCACCGTGAAAGACGCCAGCCGCTCACAGATCCCCGCGATAATCGGGTTATTCCGCCGGAGATTCGTCCCCTTCAGCCGGACCGTCTCCCGCGTCCCGTCCACCCCCGCCATCGAATCCTCATCCCGCGCAGTCCTGCGGCCCCATCCCAGATCACGCCGTGCCCGGCTCGAATCGCCAGCGTCGTACCCCAGCGCCAGGATCTCTCCCAGCCGCAAGAACGCCTTGCCGATCGCCTTCCTCATACCGGGCTCCTCACGTCTGCCAGCCCCACACCCCGGCAATAGAGGTATTGCTGGATTTTCGCCCACGCCACAGCGCGCGAGCGCTCCGCGTTCTCCCGCGGCGCATGCTGCACACTGCGTCCCGCGATCGAGTACGACACCACGTCCCCCGCTGTCGCCGCCAGGGCCACATCGAACGCATAGAGTTTGTCAATCTCCAGCAGGCAATCCGCCTTCTCAATCGCGTTCCCCATCTCCGCCGCCGCCGTCGTCAGCAGATCCTTCAGGTCGCTCGCATTCGACATCCGCCCTCTCCTCGCTCGTCAACCGGGCAAACAAAAAGGGCGGCTTCGTGTAGTCGTGGCTCCACGAAGCCGCCCCATCGTCCGCTATGGAGGGCGCGACCGTTGGCCGACGGTAGTGCCCGGTTGTTCGCGGCCTATCCTCAGTTGCTCATGCTGCCCTCAAAAGCTCAGCCTGGGTACTCCTCTGGTCAACGCGGGAATTCTCCCGCCTCATCTGCCCCTACGTCAAACCCTTATTTTCCGGTATACCGGAAAACGATTTTTGGCCTTCTCATCAAGTAGCGGGTTGCTTCTTTTTCTGCTCGGCCTCCTCCGTCCTGAACCTATGCCCACACCACCGGCACCGCATATACCGATACGTCAAGCCCCGGCACGGCCGCCGCGTCCCCTCGTTCGTCAGCTTCACCGACGTACACCGCGGGCACCGATCACGCACCTTCTGAACCGTCTCTATTTCCCTCGGCATTCCCTTCCGCCCCCGCCGCTTCAAACCGCCCGAACAACCCCAGTTTAATCGCCCCCAGCAGCGCCAACACCTCAGCATCCCAATCGTGATTCGCCATCTGCCGAGGATTCACCCACCGCCCATTGATGCACCGCTCCGCCGTCATCTGCCCGCAATACGACGCATTCCCGGAATACCCGCTCGGCACCAGCCACCGGCATGCCCCCTCTCCCCGCTGGATCTGCACCGCCAGGATATCCTTCACCATGTCCGCATCGAACTCCACGATCTCAATGCACCGCCCCGTTACCCCCTGGCCCCGCTTCCCCTCATCCAGATCCAGCACGCTCACCGTGAACAGCGCCCGCGCCCGCCGCACGACGCCCAGGCACGGGATATACCCCGTATGGCTCACCGCCCACTCCTGGACCTCCTTGGTCCGGTACCGCTGATCCATCATCACGAATTGAGCGCCGAACCGGTCCGCGATCCCCTCCAGCGCCTCGAGGTTTGCCACATCCCCGCACCACAGCAAACCGGAATCTCCTCCGTGCACAAACTGCCTCACCACCGCCTGCAGGTATCCCTTCTGCACATCGCATCCGATCAGCACCGCCCGCTCAAGGTCCTCATACTGCTTCGCATACACCGGCAGGTCCGCCCAGAGCTCGCCCTCGAGGTAGTCGCCCTCCAGCTCCGCAAAGACTTCATCGTGCAGGATGTTCTCATACTGCACGTATGGCTCCGCGCATTCAGAGTTGATGAAATCCTGAAGCGCCGACGGCGACTGCTGTGCTTTGATCCACTGGGCCGCGAGATACCCCGTCGTCACGAACTTTGAACACCACGACGGGAAACTATAACTTCGGCACTTCGGGTCCCGGGCCTTCGCCGTCGGCTTCCAATGGCCCTGATCAATCGCCTCCCAGCGGTCCTCATCCGTCCACGGCTTCCGACACGTCGGACACTCATAATGCGCTCCTTTAACCGCCTTCTCCGGGTCGCTCTTCGCCAGGTCCATATCCAGTTTGAACGCCTTCCACACGATCACCTGCTCTGACCCGCAATGCCGGCACTTCACATATAGCTGCCGCTTATCCCCGTTCTCGTACTCCTGGCTAATCTCCCCCTGGTCATCCGTCGGCGTCGAGAACTCCAGGATCTTTGCTAGCCCCTTCTTCCGGAACCCCTTCGTCCGCTGCCGCGCCAGCGCCGCTGCCCCCGCCTCTGATCGCGTTGCCGATGGCCTCGCCCCCGGCCGCTTCGCCCCGAACCGTCCCGGATACTTGTCCACCTCGTCTAGGATCAACCGCCGGATCGGCTTCGCCCCCAGCCGCCCCGGCGAATTCGCCCCGATCCAATACACCGGTCCCTTGTTCAGCCGCTGGAACAGCTTCGTCCAATCCTTCCGCCTCGACGCCGGCAGATACTCCTCCAGCGCGTGCGAATCCTCCCAGATCGGCCGCCACGTCTCATCGCTCTTATCCCGCGCATCCTGCGTCGAATTCATCACGATCAACGCCGACGCCGGATCCGTCGCCATCTCCTTGGCCAGCCAGCAATAAGCCGAAGTCGTCAGCCCCGTCTGTGACCCCTTTCGAACCACCACCGTCTCCACCAGCGGATCATCAAGCCCCTCCAGCGGTCCTCCCGGCCGGCACATCGCAGCCACCGTCTCCCGCCGCCACTGCCCAGGCTCCGAAGTCGGCACCCGCGGCGAGAGATACACATGCTCCTCACACCAATCCGGCGTAGACAACCTCGGCACCCGCCGGAGCAAACACAACGGATTCAGCGTCGAATAAACCATCCCTACCCTGGCTCCTTTTCCTCAGTCGTCAGCCGAACAGTTCCATAATCCATGCAACGTCCGCCCGGCCCAATCCGCCACGTCGATCCTGTCCTGCCGCCGCGCCGCCCTCCGAATCCTCTTATCCCTCTTCCCGCTCATGGCCCCCTCCGAAACCATTCCCCTTCATGACAGATCATCAGCAACTCTGAGCCCTCCTCCTGGCCGCTCCAGATCCCCACCTGACGGCGCTCAGTCTCCAGAACACTCTCCTCGAGGCCCTCCGCATGTGCGATCGCCTCCTCCATGGATCCGAACTCCGGATCCTCATCCGAGAACCCCACCAGAAACCCCACCTGATACATCATGGTCACGTCTCAAACTCATAGCCGCATTCAGGACACGTCACCAGCCCACCCCCTCCGCCACTGGCCGGATCCCCGCCGGAGGATCCTCCATCCGCCGTCATCAAATCCTCGATCTCCTGAGCGCTGAACCCCGTGAACTCCATATCCATCTCGCCCGTCGCTAGGTCCCGCAGCTCCGCCTTCAGCGCATCCTCATCCCACTCCGCCAACTGCGGCAGCTTGTTATCCGCAATCCGGTCCGCCCGCTCCGCCGAGGCGCACGCATAATCCTGGAAGTCCACCGGCACCTTCGCCAACCCCAGAACCTTTGCCGCCTCCAGCCGTGCATGCCCCCGGACCACATAGCCACTCTGATTGCTTACCGTGATCGGCGCGCGCCAGCCGTGCTCTTTGATCGCTTTCGCGAGGAGCTCGATTTGCCTTTGGCTGTGCGTTTGGTTGTTCCGTGGGTACGGCTTGAGGTCTTCGACTTTCGCGAGCCTGTCGTAGGCGCACGCGATCTGCTGGCCGCCTTTGCCGCCCGCTTTTCTCCCGCCGGCTTCGCGGCCGCCTTTCTGCCTTTTCCTTGCTGGCATTGCCTTGCCTCCGGTATCACCAGATCCGCGTTGACCCAGTTCGCCACCATCTCATCCACCGCCCTCAGCACAATCACCCGCACCTGGGCGGGCTCGAACTTCCGCCCCGAGAGCAACCCCATCAGCCGTGGGGGAAGGGCCCCATACAGATCACTCCCGATAACCTCCGCCGCCTCCTGGGCGACCCCCGCCACCTCATCCTTCCTGACAAAGAGCTTCCGGTCCTTCGCTAGCTCCCAGGCCAGCTTATCCGCCCTCAGCCGGCACAGTCGGTTCCACTGAGATTCCTCTTCCGAGGCTGCTCTCTTCGTGTACCGACGCTTCGGCTTGTTGGCGGCATCAGTCACTCAAATCCTGAAACTTGTTTTTTCGCCCACAATTGCGAAAAGTGCACAATCCCCTAACCCTCGATGCTCTGAGCCCTACCGAGTACCTAAGGGGTGGTAGGTCAGCACGAGATGCACAACCAAGAGGTCCACCTTATTGTCTGTTGGAAATACAAAGAACCTCGCGCCCTTCCCCGGTGCGAAACGGTCCGATGAATCCTTGCAGTTCCAGTTCGTCGAGGATGCGCGACGCGGCGGAATACCCGAGTCGTAGGCGACGCTGCACCATCGACGTGTTAATGCGCTTGTGCCGGATGGCGATGTCAAGCGCCTGCTGGACGTGCTCCTTCTTGCAGTCCAGCGTGGGATTTCCAACAAGATGCTGCACTCTATCCCTCCTTCGCTGCGCTCACTCGGGAAGAGTGAGCATTGTCGTTCGCTGCGCTCTCATCCAAAAGGTGACCTCCATCGTTGGCCTCTGTGTGGGTTAAAACCATGTTCT